CTTTTAGCTTTTGCGTTAGCTTTGTACCTAACTTAGTTTCACAGTACAGTCTTTGTGCTTGACGTACATAATTAAGAAGTAAAGCAGTATCAACAGAACCATATATACTTGTACTGTCTTTTAATTTTTCTTCTGATATGAATAAAACGTATGCCATAATTTATTTATTTAATCTACCTTGATTTTTCATTCTTTTTGGTGGTATTGCTACTCTTTTGTCGTTTTTCTTAGCAGTAAACCCCTCTGACCTTGCTTTAGTATATCCTATTAGTTTAGCATCTTCTATTTTAGTAGTTTTAGATATACCTAGTTCTGTACGCCAAATCTGACGCAACCAGTAATGATGACAGCTATTTCCTCCCTTGAATAAAAACTTGTCGTAACCTGCTTTACCTGTACCTTTAGGAGAAAAATCTTTATTTAATTTAAACATTCTTTCTATATCTTCTTTTCTATATAGTTTTTTAGCAGCCATCATATTTCTACAAAAATCTCTTTGTTTACCTGACTTTCTAGTTAAAAACTCATCTTCAGCATATACATATCTTACTCTATAGTAGTCGTATGTTTTTTTAGATATACCATCTTGCTCAGACTTTCTGCTAGGTATTGCTCTACCTGTACCTGTATTTAATTCTATCTTCTCAGCAGCTATCTGATTTAGTTCTTCTTCAAAGTCAAAGTCTGCGTGTTCTCCATCTACTACTTCTTCATCTATTAGTTCCCAACCCTCAGGTATATCCTCAACAGTTTCTAAGAAAGCATCTAACTCAGTTTTCTCATAACAACTTTTGTTGCATTTACCTTTGTTCTTACCACAATCACAATCTTTTAAATCTATTAGTTGATCGTGGTTTGCACACGGCATAAAGTATTCTTTACCATCTTGCGTATGTATGTGATGTCCACTACATCCTAATCTTTCTGCTTCAGCTTCAGCTTCTTCTATAGTGTCAAATAAAGGTAACTCTTTACCATCAGAAACTATTGTACCTACTTTTTCTAAGTTATAGTTGTCATCCTCTGCCGTTAGTTCTTCTTCTGCTAAAGGTTTGAGACCTAGTTCTGCTCTAATTTCATCTTGTGTCATTACCTCTTTCATATCCTCTATTGTAAACTTAGATGTAATAGGTTTAGCTTGTACAAAAGATATTGGTAAGTTCATACCATTAACCTCAAATATTTTAGATAATGTTTTTAATATGTGTTTTTGATAAGGTACAACTACTGTATTTAAGTATATCTCAAATGCTGCGTTCATCTCATCAACATTAGAACCTAGCCCTGTATCGTTTTTAATACCCATAAGCATAGGAGAAGTAACTCTATGTCCTGTTAGTATGTTTTGTACTAAAAGTTCTTGTAACGCAAGATATTGCTTGTCTGCGTTGCTTACAGTAATTGGTGTAATCTCCGGAGTTCTAGTTTTGTCATCTGAGAAAGTCAATACAAACTTTCCTGAATTACTAGCACCTGTAAACTTCTCAGCTAAACTTCTCTCTATTTGAAATCTCTCCTCTTGTGTAGGTACTCCATTTGCAAAGCTAATCATATAGCTTCCTGAAAAACCATTAGATATATTGTTTAAATGAAACTCTGCAACTCTTTGATCTACTAAAGCCCAATTATTTGCAGCTAAGTAATCAGGAGTATGATAGATGTCCATATTAGGACTGTATAGACCTGAGTATAATAACTGACTAGGATTAGTTCTATCCTTAGTATTAAATGCTGCTATTTTTACTGGTTTGTTTGTTCTTGTGTTACTCCAATCAGAACATACATAATAGCAATCTACAACACCCATAGCATTAGGTCTTGATGCCCTAACCCTCTCTACAGGTACGTGGTAAATCTCAGCTATTTCTGTTTTTGCTTTATTCCAAATAATATGAATAGCAAATGCACCTTGTAGCTTAAAGTCAAATGAAAGTTTTTTAATTACTTCGTGTAGTGATTCCTTACCATTAGCTTCTGCAAAGAATTTTTTTAGTTTAACAAATTGTTCTAAGTTTTCGCTTTCTTCTACTACTATATCTTCTCCTGCTATCATTTCAGCAGTAGTATTTATAATAGCTGCGTGTGTACTAGAATTATAGTAAAGGTCTATTAAGAACTGTGGGTAAAGGTTTCTCCATTCTTCTGTACCATACTCTATATATTCCCTACCTCGTACTTCTTGTACGATAGGACTTGTTTCACTTGATAAATCTACACTTAGTATATTTTCCATTTTATTCTATTATTAATTCTTCTAGTTCTTCAGGATCAATGTCAGTACCCTCAGCATTTTTCTCATATCCTGCAAACGAATGTACGCAATCTGTTGGAAATATCTCATTAGTTCCAAAGTCAAATTCTTCTGTAGTCATTAAGTCATAGAATACTCCATCATAATAAACAGGAGGAGTAATCTCGTGTCCTTCATCATCATAAGTTGCAGGTATCTCTACTATCTTACCTATATAGACTATAGCTTGTGTACCATTTCTGTAAACATCTTGAGTTACTCCCTCTTCAGTTACTACTTCATAAGTACCTTTAGATAGTAAGTCAGCATCTCCTGTTGCTTTGTCTGTGTATTGTAATTTATATATATTCATTTTATTGTGTTGTTAGTGTTGCTAATTCTGAATCTGATAATGCTGTTTTAAATACTTGTAGTTGTTTTACTTTTCCGAAGAAAGGAAAACTACCATTACCATAATTAAAAGAAATTTTATTTAATCCTGTTAAAGAAATAGAATCTCCTAATGTAAATACTTCTATTCCATTTATCCATAAAGCACTATCTCCTGATTTATATTTTAATGCTATTTTATTAAAATCATATTTTGTTCCACTATTTGGAATAGTACCTATAAGTGAAGGATTATTACCTCCACTAAATATATTTGCTGCAACATTATTCTCATTAGAATAATAATATATAGCAACACTATTTGATAGACTGCCATCATTTATAGAAATTATAATACTACCTGTACCTGAATTTAAAGCAGCCATCTCAACAAACAATACACCTTCCTCACTATTTATCTTATCACTAATTCCTGTCTTTGTGTATTGGTCTTGATTTCTAGTTACTGTTGAGCCTTGTGTTTTTATGTAAGAAGTTGCGTAGCTTCCTTCTTCTAACTGTGCGCCCCATACATAAACAGTTTTACTTGTTCCTGTATAGTCTAATCTACCATAACTATTACCTGATGCGATTGCAGCTCCATTTGATGTACAAAATAACAGTCTTAAATTTGTAACAGTTGAGTGTTTTGCAGTTAATTGTAACCTATAATATCCATTGTAATCAGTACTTGAAATAGCACTACTTATATCTGTAAAAGAATTAGTATTACCATTATTAGTAGATAAAGAATTATCACTTAAATCAACTTGAACACCAGTCCAATTAGTAGCATCTCCATTTTCAGCAATTACTAATCTAAAATAATCTGATGTACCTTTTTTTACAAAAACTGATAAAGTATGAATTTGATTGGCAGTTACTGATAAATCTTCAAATAATGCTCTTCTATTACTTGAAGTTCCTTCATCAAACTCATTACCACTTAAAGTTCCATCAGGAGATAAGTCAGCAGTAGGATTTACAGATATGGCGGCAGCAGTATTAGTCCAAATAGCATTACTAAAATTCTCACTATATGTTATAACATTAGTTCTCTGAGGTTCTACTAATAAACTACCAGTACCATCTGTATAATCTACTCTTGCTAAACCATCTATTGTGTATTCTTTTACTGATATGTTAGATATTGTTCCTGTTGCACCTGCTAATCCTAAAGGAGTTACTGTATAAATAGAGGAAGATGGTGTTCTATAAAAAACATTTTCTCCAAGAGAAAGCCCATAACTAACAACACCAGCAGTATCATATAATCTAAAACCTGTAGATGTAGCAGATACGTTTACAGTAACTTTATATATTTTTCCTGCTGTTACTGTCATATTGGTAGAAATCAAAGATGAACTCCCTGCTTGTGCTACAAGTGTAGCTTTACCATTAGCAATAGACCAACCTGCACCTGTTGTCCAATATGTTCCTGTTACGTTCTCTGCTTGTGTTCCTGTTAAAAGAAAATCACTATCTTGTATCAACTCACTACCTAACAATTCTACATCTTCTATTAAGCCACTAGGATTAACTCTAGTACCTAGTGTTGCTCTAGTCATTGTTATTGGTATAGGAAAGAATCTTGTACCTGAAGAACTATAACCTAATAGATCATTTTCTTTTATTGCAAACTTGCCATTACCTATTTGTAAACTTGGATTCGCCATTATTGTATTGTATATGTTAATGATTCTGCCATCTCTGAATAAGATTCATAAAAATCAGTTCCTGCTGTACCTGTTAGTTGTATAAGTTGCATATCTGTTAGTGCAGTATCGTAGACTTGTAGTTGTTTTACTTTGCCGTAGAAAGGTAAAGTTGAGTTTCCTAAATTAAAATCTAAATTATTTAATGTATTTGCAGATAGCACTAAACCACTTGAATCAGTATCAACTTCCACTCCATCTACCCACAAAGCAAAATCATTTTCTTTATATTTAAAAGCAATTTTTGAAAATAAAGTTGTGTCAGAAAGAGCAAAAGATAAACTTGCAGTAGATGACCCTGATATTACATACTGTCCAAATATAGTATTAGATGTTATGGAGTAAAAAATGCTTACCCTATTATTAGAATCACTATATAAGGATATTACCCTATTAGTTCCATCATCACTTAATGCAGCCATATCTAAAAACAAAACCCCTTCCTCACTATTAATCAAACTACCTATACCATCTCTTGTGAAGAGGTCTTGGTTTCTTGTAACTGTACTTCCTGATGTTGGAATGTATGATGTTGGGTAAGAACCTTGTTCTAGTTGTGCGCCCCATATATAAATGCCATCTGTTCCGTTAGCAGTCCAACTAGTAACCCAACTTTGACTTATAAAAGGAGTATCTTGTACAGATATATTAACATTATTTATACTTGTTCCAACACTTACAGATATACGATACCAACCATTGTCTATCGGTGTAATTGATTGATTAATCACATCACTTCTATCACTAGTTATAGTCCCATTAGATAAATCAAAACCTGCACTTCCATTAGAACTACCAAAATTGATAACTACATAATTATAACCATTAGATTTTACATAAAAAGAAAGAGTATTACTATTGCTGCTTGATACAAGTCTTGTAATATAGTGAATACCTAAATTAGCAGTTGGAGTAAATAAATCAGCATTTACAATGCCTTCAGGAGAAATTGAACTATTTGGACTTATTGAACCATTATTTTTAGTCCAATAACTTTGACTAAAATCTTCACTATAAGGAATAAGATTAGTCCTCTGTGGCTCTGCTAATATATGTGGACAACCTCCTCCTGTGTAGTCTATACGAGGTACGTTATCTCTTGTAACTTCTTTTACTGATACGTTGTCTATAGTTATACTACCTGCACCACCACTTGACAATATATGAAAACCGGTACCATTAGAAGTATAATAAAATGAAATTTTACCTATATTATCGATTGAATATATATTTGTAATATATCCTCCTGCATACCAAGCACCTGAATTTATTGACAAGACTTCTATTTCAACAAAGTATGTAACACCTGTTTGAGCTAAACTTTGAAATACTCCACCATTTGCACTATTGCCTAATATTGTTGCTTCGCCATTAGTAACAGTTATCGATCCATTCGTATCATCCCAACCTGTACTACCATTAGAGAAATCTCCATTAGTAACTATATCTGAACCTGAAACAACCTCAGCATAATTTACTAAACCATTCTCATCTACTCTTGTAGCAGCAGTTGCTCTAGTAACATCCATATCAGCAGCACCACTACTAGGTATAACACCATACAAAGTTCCTGCCTTATATCCATTTGGAGTTACTACAATACTTACATCATCTAATAAACTCATGCTATATTATTTAATATTTTTAATTGGTCTATCAAACAAGCCTTAGCTTCAAATACTCCACCATCAGCAATAACTCTTGCTTTAAAGGCATTAGCTTGTCTTTGAATAGGTGTAGCACCCTTATTGCTAGTTGGTAAAGATATTCCTAATGATAACTTCATTTCTTAGTTTTTGTATGCAATAGCTAATCCACTACTAAGTGTAATTGCAGTTATTTTACCGAACAAAGTCATTCCTGCATCTACATCTGTAAGTAAATTACTAGAACCTGTTGAATCAGTAATAGTAATAGCAGATATAACACTATCTTTTACAAAGTAAATAGCATAGTAATCTTTACCTGTCTGTGCAGCAGTTGTAAATATTTCTACTCCTCCTAATTGTCCTAATTGTTCATTTAATAATGCTTGTGTATTTTTTATTCCCATTTTTTTATTTTATTTAACTAACATATATGTAATTCGTACCAGTAGGTGCAGAATGTTCTGTATATTGTACTTCTTCTGATCCTGATGCTTCTGCTACGTTTAATTTTCCTTTTTCTATACTTCCTTGTACTACTCCTTTATCTGATGCAGGAGGAGTTAATACTTGTGTTTCTGTTTTAGGTGCGTGGTCATCATCTAATGTTACTGTAGAATCTTGCCAAGATACCTCAAATATTTCATAAGTCCAATAACCACTAGGACTAAAATTTACTGTTCCTGTATATACTTCATTAGAACCTGATAAAATTTCAACTTTTGTATATCTATCATTTACTCCTTGTCCTTGTCCATAAGCATAAACAACATTCTCAGACATATCATTTGTTAATTTAAACAAATATCTTATCTGCGAAGATGGTACACCAGTATCAATTCTTTTCTCTTCTGTCGTTACTATAAAAACTGCATTAGAATCTGTTGTTGCGTGTATCATAATTGTTTACTTACTATATAATAGAAAAAAGTCTTTTTTGTTTGATAAAAAAAAAGGACTACCGAAGTAGCCCTCTAAGAAATATGAAAACAATAGTTTACGAAGTAACTATACTTTGGTAAGTAAATGCAGCATTGTCTAGTGGAGTTGTAGTATAGTCAGCTACTGTTACCATAGCATCTCTTTCCATACCATCAAATGTCCAGTCATAGCCGTTCATATCCCCAAATGCAGTTCCTGTTGCGTTAGTACCTGCGTTTAGTTCCATTCCATTTTCTAGTCCTAAAGCTAATAACACATTATGTGAGTTAGCCGTTAATACTTCGTTTAATTCTAAGAAGATAACCAATCTATTAGAAGCTAATAGTTTTACTTGATTTTGATCTTCTTTTGTTAGTTTGTGTAGTTTGATATTAACTGATGGTGTATAAAATACAGTACCATTCTCACTAGAACCTGTTAAAGTTTCTGTGCAAGAAGCAGTACCCCTCTTTAAAGTGTATTTATATATGTCATCAGAAGCACCTAAATCAAAGTCAGTCAATTCGCCTGAAGCAGTTACATAAGAAGCAACCTCATCAAACTGTGCAAAGTAAATTGCCTTTACTCCACCAACTGTATCTCTACAAGTTATGTTTCTTCCTTTTGTTAAATTACAAGACATATTATTTTTTTTAAAGTTAAGGAAAGAGGGATAAACCCTCTCTCCATTAAATCAGTTATTAGTTTTGTTGAACTGCGTCAGCACCAATTCCTACTTGAACACCTCCTGAGAACTTAGCAACAACTCTCATATTGTCTGAACCATCTAAACTAGTCATATCAAGCATTTTGATATTTGTATCATCAGATAGTAAGTCAGTACCATAGAATAAGTTAGAAGTTTCAGCAGCTACTAATTGGTCATCTGGCATACCCGGACAAGGTTGGATAGTGATACCCTCAAATACTGGAACGTAATCTCCGTTCATATTGTAAGCATTAACATATCCTAATGTAGAGATAGCAGAAATATAGAATCTGTAAGTTTTCATATTCATATAGATTCTTAAATCATCTCTACCATATACGTTAGCAGGAATACCTGCAACTAAAGTTTGTAAGTTAGATATAATGTTTGCAGCCGTATAAGCCGTTCCTGCACCTCCTGTGTTGTCAGTTTGTACTACGTTACCATTAACTGCAAAAGCACCTGTAGCAGCAGTTAAAAAGCCCTCAAATTCTCCTGCCGTTGCATCAGCACCTGACCAAATAGAATTTTCTACTGAATCAGCAATTAATTCTCCAAAGTATGATAATACATACTGATCAAAAGTTGGAGCAGTTCTGTTAAAAGCACCTGCTTTCATTTCTTCGCTTTCGAATCCTGATAACAAAGTTTTCTTACAAAGGTCTACATTAATTTGTAGATTCTTTGGTTCAAGAACTGATTCTGTGATTGCTAGAGTACCTGCATCAGCAAAATCACAAGTTGCATCAGCTACTAAGCTAGAACCTGCCATTTTTCTAATGTTCTCTTTATATTTAATATTTTCTAAGACAGTTAAACCCTCTAAGGATTTAGCTTCTTTTAAAGCAGCCGAAATATATTGTCCGAATGCTTTACCTGCATAATTTGATGTTACGTTAAAAGCCATAATTTAATTTTTTATTTATTTGTTATGTTATATAATATTCTTTCTCTTTTAGTCATTTTAGATAAATCTCTTTGTGTAGTTTCTCTACCTAAAGCACTAAATTTGTTTGTATCTACAGGTTTTGCAGCAGGTTCGTTTGATAACTCTACTACTTGTGCAGATAGTTTTTCTTTTTCTGAAGATAATTCTTCATTTGTTGATTTAAGTTCTGCTAACTCAGATTTTAATGTTTCAATCTCAGTATTTACATTACTCATTAGATCAACTACTACGGACTTAACTTCATCCATAAAAGCTACTGAATCAAATTCTACTGCTTCAGTTTCTTCAATAGTTTCTTCTTCCATATCTTCCTTAGATGCTTCTTCTTCAACTACTTCTTCTGTTGCTTCCTCCTCTACTTCTTCTTCGTAGATTTCAGCTACAACACCCTCAACTTCTACAGAGAATCCTTGACCATCTTCAGTCTTATATTCTCCAACTGGAAGTAACATAGTTGTACCATCTTCTGTAAGAACTGATATGTCCACTCCTGACTCTAAAGATTCAGCAGTAGAAACTATTATAGTACCATCTTCTAGTTTCGCTTGATATTCAAGATTAACACTTTCCTCTTGTTTGTCAAGACCAAGTGCTACTAATATTTGTTGTTTTAAATCCATTTGTCTTTTTTTTATATAATAGAATTAATTATTGTTTGTTTGATTTTTAGTCTAATTTGCCGTATTGGTCGTACATTCTTTTACCTTGCTTGATAAACATTTTGTAAAGACTTTTGGCTACTAAAAATTGTTTTGGTGGTTTATCAACGCCTAAATCTTTTAATGATTTTTCCATTTTATTTACCATAGATTCTAATTTTTCGCCTGTCTTTCTTAATAAAATAGAACCTGTTGTAAGTCTGCCAACTAATTTTCGTACCTGTTTACTTTCGTTTACAAGTTCTTCAAACTCTGCAGAACCTTTATTTGTTTGCTTCTCTATATCATCTAACAAACCCAACTCAATCTTTTCAGCTTTTAGTTCTGTCTTTTCTTTTATTAGTTCGCTTAATGCTTGTAGTATATCTTCTCTCATATTATTTTATTTATAATCTTAGTAAACATTTCTAATAACACCTGCTATTCTTGATAATTCTTTGCTTCTACCTACTGCTGATTTTAATTCTTTTTCAAATTTCTTTAAATTAGGTATATCATTAGGATTTACTCCGATTGCTTTTGCTCGTTTTTTAAAATTATCAATTTCATCTGATAAAATATCTCTTTGCTTATTAAAAGATTTAGTTTCTTCATCTACTTTTTTAGCAAGTTTTGTAGCACCATCAACTGCAACTTTAATAGCTGCATTAAACATTTTGTCTAATTTTTCTCCTGTGCTTTTTATATCATCTAATAATGCTAGTTCTACTTTTTGTCCACTTAACAATTCTTTTATTGCTTCTCTTATTTCTTCGTTTGAAAATTGTTGTTTACCCATTTTTTCCATTTTATTAATAAAGTAGCCCTCTATACTTAGACCTTTTAGTTCTCCATCTTTTATCTTATTCCACATTTCATCATTCTCTATCTTCATCTTAACAAACCAAGTACCATCAGGTAAGTCAAAGCCATATAGTTTAGATTTGTCTTGATCTCCTTCTTTTATCCAACTTTCTACAGTTAAAACACCTGACACCCTATCTTCGTGTTGATATGTAGCTTTATGATGGTTGTTATGCTTTAGATATAACTCACTAGCTTGTCTTACTGTTTCTTTTGAGAAATATACATAGTAGTTAGAATCAGTATTAGGATCATACCTAAATATTTGTTTGTTAGGTATTAATGCAGGACTAACTAACATTCTTTTCTCCTTATCTACCTTAGCTAGTGTCAAGTTGTTATTCTCTTTACCAAAGAATACAAAATCTTGTTCTATTGCAGGAGAAGTTACAAGACTAATAGCATCTATTGTTAATTCTTCGCTATCATCTGCTATTACTAACTCTACAATCTTAGTTGCTTTTCTTTTCATACTATATAATAGATTTAATTAATTAATATTTGATTTTTAAATAGTTGCTCTCCTACGGATATTTGCTAACTTGTTTTGGTTGTTAGTCATATCATCTGTAACAACGTATGCTTGTACTGGTTGTGCTTCTCCACCACCTAATGTAAATGCACCACTAAGTACCTGAGGTGCAGGAGTTCCTGTGTCTGATGGTACTGAGCCACCTCCACCACCACCTCCTACATCTGTATCTAATATCTTTCTTACGTTAGCTAATCCTGATGCTATAATAGCTGCACCAGTTACAAAACCTGCTACACCTCCTTGTGCAAATGCCTTGTTAGCACCTGCAAATGTATCTATAGTTGCCTGTGCTACTGCTAATGCCTTATTGTCTCCTGCTAAACTACTTAATGCACCTGCTAAGTCGCTATATGCTTGTATCTGTGCATCTGCGTTTTCTAAAGCAAACTGTGTCTGTTCTTTTTGTAGTGATACTTGATTTACTAACTGCTCAGATTGAAAACCTGTAATCTGTGCTTCTACTGCTTTCTTTTCGTTTAATGCTTCTTGTAATGCTATTTGATTTTCTAAACTATTGTTTTTATCTACATCTACTTGTGCTGCTTTAATTTGTATATCAACTAATTTAAGCATTTCTTCTTCTTGTTCTTTAAGAACTCTACCTAACTCCTCATTTGCTGCTATCCTTTCCTCAAATGTCTTAGTTTCATCATCTCTTACTTGTCTTAGCTTCTCTGCTTGTCTGTCGTACCCCTCTATTAACCCTTGTATTTGAACTTGTGCTAACTCACTTTCTTTTCTTAAAGATACTATTGCTTTAGCACTATCTAATGTAGATTTAGCATATTCTTTTATTTTATCAGTAACCTTAGTAATAGCTTTTTCCATTTCAACAGTTTCCACTACGTTACCTGTTACAACTTCTGTAAGATCAGTTATTGCAGCTTTAGCAGTTTCACTAGCACCTTTAAAATCTCCTTTAAATACTTTTACTAATGCAGAACCTAGACCACCTATACCTTGTATAAGATTTTTAACTCTAGTAATAACCTCTATACTTAAAGTCCTACCAAAGTCTATCATACTTTGTACTACTTCATTACCAAAGATTCTATCCATAAATCCTGATGCAGTATCTATGTTACTTTGTAAGAATTTAAAGAAGTCGTTAAATGTTAAACTTAAAAACTCCATAGCAGTATTAAATATATCTACTACTTTTTGGTTTTGTCTAAAGACATCCATTAGTTTAGCAAACAATCCTACTACTAGACCAATACCTGCTGCTTTTAAAGCAGTACCCATACCTTTAATAGTACTACCTACACCTTTAAATCCTTTCTCAGCATCTTTAGTTGCTTCTGCTAATTGTTCTGTTTCTTTAGCTACTTCGCCTATATTTGATTTTACTTCTGCTTCTATAATTTCTTTTGCCATATCTTAAAAAGTTTGTTGTATTCTATTTTGCCATAATTTTATACTTGCAGTCCATTGTATGTATGTTTCTGCTAATCCTGTAACGTGAACACCAAATGATGTAGCCGTTACATCTTTCATCTCTGCTGTTACGTTTAAACCACTATGTCCTGATGTTACTACGTGCAATAATGTTTGATAATATGTTGATGCTAATCCGTTAGTAAACTTAACTGCACCATTAATTTGTAAATAACCATACTGTCCTGCACTACCATCTCCTATACCAGTATTAACACCTATAATGTGTGCTTCAAAACCCATTACACAATTTTTTACTTTTTGTATATATGTAGTTGGTAGATACTGAGTAAGTAAAGCAGTTTCAGTTGCATCTGTAGTGTTTCCTGATTGTTGTATAAAGGACATTTGCGACATAGCTAACTCCTCATTAAAACCACCACCTGATATTACTACCTCTCCTTGATTTAATGCTTGTCCATACCTACCTGATAAAATTGCTGAGTTATTTAGTCCGTTTCCTAGTTCGTGTTGTCTACCATTTACTAAGCAGTTATTGTTATTACCCTTTGTTAGATTGTTAGTTCCGTTTATTAAAGTATTGTTAGTTGCTTTCTCTGTTGTGTTGTTTGATCCTAATCTATTGTTAGTTACGTTATTAAAAAAACCTTGTACCTGTGTGCTATACTCAAAAGCTACGCAAGTTCCTGTATCTGCATTGTAAGTATATCCGTATGCTTCACAAGATAATTGATTAGGCACTACATCATTAGTTCCATCAGTAAATATAACTTCTCCTATGCCAGTTATTTCTTTTGGTTTTATATTAAATCCTCTTTTATAGTCCATTATGGTATAAGTATAAATTCAACTGTAGATAAGTCGTTTGGTTTATAATCTATTTTATTTACTCTAAATGCTCTGTTTTGTATCATTACTTTATTTCTAAAATCAAATTGTGTAATATCTGCTGCGTTAAGATTTACTTTTACTGTCATTGTTTTAGTATCAAAGTTATATAACTCATCAAAATAATTAGACCAATACTGTTGATATAAACTATTTAAAGTATTTCCTGAAATACCTATTAATAGATGAGGAGAAAAGTTTAAATCTAATGATGTAGATAAAGGTGGTAAATCTGTTGTATGACTAAACTTTAAATACTTAGTTTCTGCACCAGTACCAACCACTCCATTTTGTTGAGGTATCTCATAAGAAGTTCCATCAGTCATTGTAAACGGACTAGCAGATGTTTTGTATAGTATTCTAGGTTTATTGTCAAAACTTTGGTAAACACCACCATCTGATGAGTAAATAGCAGGAGTTAAAAACTGAGGTGTGTAATCTAATAAAGGTTTAACAATAGTAGCTGCAAAAGGAGTAGCACTTACTTCCTCTGATTCTACAAATATAGTATTTCCTCTTGCAGTAAATGTTTTTGATCCATAAGGTTCTACAAAAGTGTTTTTGTATAAGTTAGCTGCAAAATCTTTATCATCTTCTATGTAATCAAACATAGTTTCTTTTGCTAAATCTAAAGGAGTTAGTTTTATTTCAGAAGCATCTATTTTACTTGTCCAATCATTTACAATATTTCTTTCTGACAGACTTAATCCTTTGTCTATATTGTTAAATACTGTATCGTAAGTTTCTATTAATAAATTAGTAGGATTTGTTTCATCTTGTCTAATAATTAAATTAAACATATTAATAAACCCTTTAATAAATTCCCATTGTCCTAAATCTCCTCTTAAATTATTTAATAAAGTAGATTCTGTTACAGCAGTTATGTTTCTTGTTATATTTACTGTAGCAGTACTCGATATTAAAATATCATAATCTTGATAGAACATACTAGCTATAGATGATTTAAACTGCGCTTCTAAAGTATCTCCTGAATCTAAAGTTCTAGTAAATTGTCCTGCATAATTTCCTACACCAAATGGATTTAGTGTTGTAGGGTTTGTTTCATCTATTTCTTCTGTTGTACCATCAGTTCTTGTAAGCAACCATCTTAATTGAACTACTGGTTGTCCATTTCTATTTGCAACTCCATAATCATAATCTATTACAAATTCTGAATTATTATTTACAGATGTAATTTTGTTTGTGCTTGTGTCATAATTTACAGAAGCTAAATTTGTAGTTGGAAATGTTAATTTTAAATTAGTATAAGATGATCCTGCATAATGTTCTGTCGTATTATTGTAATTACCTACAACTGCATTACTATTAACCTCTACTGGCATATCTCCTGCACCCCAGTTAAAGTCCATAAATAAATCAGTAAATGTAGAACTATCTAAAAAAGTAGATGTGTAGGTAAATCCTGCATCATTAAATATTTTATCTAATATATATTTACAATTTATAAAAGGTCTAAAAGCATCTTCTAATTTATTAAGTATAGGATAGTTTGTTGTATTATCTACACTTAAATTACCAGTCCAATCTACAAAAGGATATTTTAATACTGTTGTATTATTTACACCTAATGCTGAATCATAAGCAAAAGAACTTAGTCCTAGTGGTTCTACTAATGTAATACCTGTACTATCATACCAACTATTTGTTATATTTGTTTTATTATAATCGTGAGTTAATTCATCAAAATCTAAATCTCTAAATAATCTATTTTGTAATACATCTACTAATATTATAGATTCAGAATATAAATTTACATTATAGCTTATCTCTCCCTCTTTATTTACAATATCAATTAATTTAAGAAAACCTTTAAATATAACATTACCATCTTGTTTAAGTACGCATTGTGTTTGCACATAAGGATTAAATGATTCTGCATTACTTTCTACAGAATTAGTTATTTCAAATATTTGTGTAAATATTCTATTGTTACGTTTAGTAGCAGGTAGGTTAAAGTCTTTACTATAACTCTGTGTTTTTTCAGCTACATTTTTAAAATCATCAATAGATAAGCTTAATGGTATATCTTCATCTTCATATAAGTCGCATATAACTTGTCCATCTGCTAAATCTGTAAATACTAATGGTGGTGTAGCACCTGCACCTTTTATAGTTACTCTCCTAATATCAATAGCATCAGCACCATCATTTTGGTAATCCATTATAAGTTCTTCTGATGTGTTTACTGCCGTAAAATCAAATGTTTTAAACCCAGTACCTGTACTTGATATAGCAGTTACTCCTCCTCCTCCTAAATTGTTACCATAACCATTAGCACCTATAATAATTAATCCTCCAGTAGCTGCATTTACTACTCTAAATTTTAATTGATATGTAGCACCAACTACTAAGTTGTTTATTGTTTGATATATACCACTACTTGAATTAGCACCTCCTGATGCTGCTCTAAATCTTAGTTTAGGTGCAAAACCTGATATAACAATAGGATAGTCTACATCTGCAAAAGAACCACTACCTTGCGACCTAAACTTTTTCCAATTACTTGTGGGTGCATCATTAGTTACTGCATCAAAAGCAGGATCATTAGCAGAAGAACTATATCCAGTATGATTTGCTATTGTATTAAATCTAGCACCATCTGCTACTAAGTTAGTATTTATAACACTAGAGTTAGATGCGTAAACACCCTGATAGTTTTGTGGATATAATATTAGTTGTACACTCATTATGCAGATTGTATTCTTTTATTCTTACTCTTTTCTAATTCAAATGTATATTGTATTAGTTTATCGTTAGCCTTTGTTTTTCTTGTATAGCTTGATGTTGCAACAGTAACTGGTTCAACGTATTTATTTACCATACCATTAGCATCTGATGAAAAACCATTTAGCATATAAACTTCAGGACTATTTATTAAGTCCTCAAACCAAATAGCATCTGCATCTACTAAATAATCTGTATTTACTGTTATTAGTTCTTTTGAGTTTACTCTAAAATTTTTCTTACCACCACTAAAGCCATTTATCTTATATGTGCTTTCATTCCAAGTACCTCCCAGTTGTGTATAAGAAGTTCTGTTAGTTTGTAATGACCTTACTGACTTCTTAGTAAATGTATAGTAATCCCAAACTCCATAAGGATTTAGCCAAGTCAATCTAATACCCTCAAAACCTTTACAGTCATCTGTTATAATATTTATTGTATATAATTGACTTATAATTTGATTGTCATCATCAAATGCTTGTATAGTGTAATAACTTGTATTAGCTTTGTGTGCATCCCATTGTGAACTCCAACCATCTAAGTTAGCAGGAAAAGCACCAAAGTAATTTAATCTACAATTTGCATATTGATTAGAAGTAGTAGCAGAACCATTAGTAAAATTAACAAGAGAAGTTATACCTACTAACTGTGTATCAGAACTATCATATAGTTTTATAGAAAAGTAATGTACTTTATTTATTGTAGAAGTATCAGAACCAGTTTGAAAAGAATAATCTGAATCAGATAAAAAATTAAAGAAAGGTAGTGTACCATAATCAGTTAATCGTGCATATTGTGTAGTTGGTGCATTACTTAAAAAATATGCGTTATCAGCATCCATAACATAGTTTAAATCAGATAAAGGATAGCCATAGTCATTACCTACTTGATTTAATACATCATCATAATTTAAATATCCATTGTAAAATAAATAAATTTCTGACAATACATAAGTACTTACATCTATAGTTACAACACCATCAATAGTTGGAGAGTATTCTAAAAAAAACTCTACCATAAAATATTTAACAGAATTATCAGAGGTTGCATATTTATCTATTAAGTGAATTGGATGTGGAGTTGTATTAGAATAAGTAACTGTCTTGTATGTACTACCATTTAAAAAATCAGTACCATTATTATCAGCTTTTACATAACTCTCTAATACTGGTTGTAAAGAGAATATACCAACCCCTGCATTGTTAGGAGTTGTTTTTAATACTGCTACTCTATTTGCAGTATTTAAGGTTGCAAGACTATTACTTACATATACATAAGCTACAAATTTTACATTATAATTATTTGCAACTATTGTACTTTCTGATACTGAGAATACTATATCTTGACCTACTGGTAGTGTCTTGTATAGTGGTTTTTGATCTATTAATATTGCCATTATGTTGTTATTATGTTTTCTATATCTTCTTTTATTGCCTTACCTACTTGATTGTAAAAATCTCTCATTCCTATTTGTAAAGGTTTTTGAAAGAAACTAATACCTTGTATTCCTTGTGTATATATTTTTCTAGCTATTAAGAACTTTAAACTTTTACGAGATATAAACCTACTTTTTGCATCTCTAGGTGCTATACCTCTGCGTACTATCCAATTATCTAAACCTCTTGTTAAACCTCCATCTTTTGTCTTACCAAACTCATAAGGTGTATCTTTTCTTTTACCCTTATAATCTACATACGTTCTTTTTTGCTTAGTACCTGAAACTCCCTTATCTACAAACGTACCATAATCAACCATCATAAACTGAACAGTCAATCCATCATTGTCTTTTTTAAGTTTGTAAGATATACTATTAAGAAGTTTACCTGATACTACCTTTTTCTTTCTTTTTAGTATTCCTTTAGCTTTATTGACAACACTTTTACCGAAACTATTTAAGTATCGTTCTAATGCTATCATTATACACTAGCTACAAATATCTCTACATCTAAAGTAGCAGCAGGACTAACCTGTAAGCTAGTTAAGTCAGCCATAGTACCAAAGCTAGGAGATGTATCAGCTTCTGCTAACATAACATCTTCTGCTGCACATAGTATGTGTGATTGACCTGCTTTTATTAATACTTGATATAAAGTAGCTGCACCAACTACTGCTAATTCTAAACTGTCAGTAGCATCTAAATTAGTTACTCTAATGTATCTAACATCTTCTTTGTCTATCTGAACTGCTGATCCATAAGAGTTAGTGTCAAAAGCTGCTATGTGTGTAGTTTGTCCTGTAGTACAAGTTACTATACGTTCATAAACATTATTGATACCTGTAGTTGTTACTGTGTTTGTTGTACCTCTGACTGCACCATTTAGTGTTACTGATTCAGATAAGGTTGTTGTTAAATCTGCCATAATTATAATTTATAAGTTATTTTTGGTGGTATTAGTTGTATTGTTAATTTTCCTATTTTTATTTTAAACATTATTTACCTGCGTATGTTGTTAGTTGTGGTGCTATACAAGTGTTGTAGTCGTTCTCTATTACTATTGGTAATGTAAACACCCACCCACTTACTGAGTTATCAAATCGCTCTGTAAATGGTTCTATTGTTATATCTCCCTCTGTAAAGTAAGCAGGACTTTCTCCTTGATCTGCGTTAGACAAGTATAAACTCTCTCCGTTTTTTAATGTACCTATTAAGTCATTACAAATACTAAGACAATCAGACAGAACTTCTTGTTCATTACTTTCATCAGGAAATACTAAGTCCATAATAAAGACTTGAAAGTTTAAAGTCATTTGATTATTCTGTGCTACTGCATTAACTGGATTAATATGCATTAAAGGATATAAGGTATTCTTCTCTAAGTCTATCTCGTATATGTCTCCAGTAGTTACAGTTTGTATTTGAAACTGATTAGCACCTAATTGTTTTAAGGTATCTATTGTATTATTGTAATTCTTAAAATGTGTCATCTTTTAACCTTTTTTGTTTCGTTTAAATCAACTTCATAAGTTAGCCAAGTTAAACATTCATATAAACTTAATTTAGTTATTCTCTCTAAGTTTACTATACTACCTCCTGTCAAATTATACATTACTCCAAACCAACTCCATTTTGTTGCGAACTTTTCATCAGTAGTGATTGTTTCACTTCCTCCATCCGTTCCATCAAATACAACGGCAAAATTGTCGATAGTTCGTTGCCTAAAGTCCAAAAAAAAACCAATGAACTATTTACATCTGCTGCTTTCATCTTCTTAAACTTCTCCGACCTCATACGTACACCACTACCATTATATTTCTCAATAGAATAGTATTTACCATTCTTCTCTACCACTGGTCTGTAAAGAACTGCCATTAACTTAGCTAAGTTCTTTTCCATTCCATTTTGTATGTAGGTTTCAATATCTGCATATTCTCCAAGAGTAATTTCTGATAGATCAGGATGAAAGCCGTACTCTACATCATCTACCTTTATTATTCTTTTTAACCTACTACTAGCTTTGTTCTGCAACGCAGCTACTCTGTTTAAGATATTAGACACATCATTTATACTCAACTCTTTTACGAGTTTTCTAGGTATATCAGATAACAAGCTAATTGTATCTAATGCTTCTTTGGTCTTTGACTTACTTTTACTATCTATAAGTTTAGCCCATTTGTCAAGTGTTACATCATCCCAACTGTTAATTAGATTGTAAGTGTTTTGCTTACCATCTTTCTTAATGTTTACCTGCATAATATATAATAGAATTTATTGTTATTTAGTTTAAAATCGTACATTTGTCGAGTTTTCAATTAGTTTTTGTTTAGTTAAAGGTGTAATTCTTAGGGATTGCACCTTTTCTTATTGTACAAAATACCTACCTGCATTTGGATTGTCTAAGTGATATATTACGTTATACCTAATACCATCTATTGCGTGGTTATAACTATCAACATATAACTTGCTTCCTTTATCTGCATAGACATAGTTGTTTAACTCTTTAATTATATTTGTTGATTCAGAAGTAACTACTAACTGATAATCTTGCATACGAGTTACACCACTTTCTATAGTTCCTTTTTTTACTGGTTTTATATTAACCCCTAAATGTCTTAAATCTTCTATTAGTCTAGGTTCTGCACTATCTGCTATAATTAGTTTATTCTCTACCTTTGCTAATACTATCTTAGCTAACTCGTGAGATTTTAAACCATTACTATATATATGTTCTTTAATATATATCTTCATTTTCTTTTTGTCTATAGCAACCTCAGTAAGACTATCAGGATCAACAGAAAAACCAAAGTCCATTCCACAAGATGTCTGTAGGTTATCAGGATTAAATTCTCCTATTGTCCAGTTATCAAATACTACACCCTCTGCTTTATCTAACCAACCACCTAGAATCTTATGCTGATACTTTTTAAAGTTAATGTCTTTTAGTCTATATATTCTTTCTAAGAAACTTTTAGATAGATTAGCTTTATTATCTAAGTATGTGGAGTGTATATAGCAGACATTGTCTTTAATGCCATTAAAACCATCCCTAACCCCTCTCTCCTCAAAGAATCGTTTATATATCCAATGTTCTTTAGTTACTGGATTTAAGACTAAGATAATTCTGTTCTGTATGCTTTTCTGTCTTATACTTAAATCTATAGTATCAAATATATTCTCATCTACAAGTTCTTCTGCTTCATCAAGTACCCAACACGATATGCCTTGTAATGATTTAAGAGAAGCAGTTTGGTTTCCTGATGATGTCTTGATACCTCTAAATAGTATATCACTCTTTGTTGATGTATTGACTACCTCTGACTTATTAATGCTAAATATAGAATCAAATCCTAATAGTCCTATCTTTTCTAAGAACTCTGGTATAATAGATAAGTGAGCAGATACCATAGTGTATCTTGTAAACAACACTCTTATACCTTGTGTCATTGTAAGTAATGTTAGAAATACTGTAACTGCATAGGACTTACCTGATCCTCTACCACCTGTAATTATATAGTATCTACAGTTAGATGAAAATAATGCACTATACTTTTTATTCAGTTTCGGATTCAACAAAGTTTATTATAGGTATGTTTAGTGTTTCGCTATTACTCGTAACATCAACTCTCTGCTGTGGTTTACCATAAAAGTATTCAAAGAATAATTTAACTGCCCATTGTTCTTTATTCTTTAGACCTATTTGTAAAGACTTCAAAGCATCTGCGTTCATAGGTGTAAGGTTTTCTATTAGCTTTTGTTCTTCTGCTTTAGATGGTCTACCACCCTTGTTTCCTTTTGTACCTTTATTGTTTATTCTGCCATCCATATAATTAGTTTAATTTAGTTAACTGATTCTTTTATATAATAGAAATTATTGATATTCATTTGGTAGCATTAGTCTTATCCCTAGATCAGACAAAGCCCATATTCTTATTTGGTCTGCATATACTTCAAATGCTTTAGTGTTTAGAGATGTTGTACTTACTATCTTATTTAGTCCTATCTTCTTATCGTTTATCTCTATCATCTCCCACTCGTTTAAAAACTTAGCACGGAGAATATCGTGCATCTCATCATTAAAGTAACCTAACTCTTGTGCTAATACTTGTACTATACACTTCCAGTAGTAATTGTTCTGTACGTTAGACCTTGTGTTTCTATGTTTCTTTACATCTACTGTGTAAGGACTTTCCATATCTTTTAAATAGTTTACTAATTGCATCTTGTCTTTGTTATCGTGTATTACAAACTTCATTAGCTTGTTAGTTTAGCTTTAGTGTCTTTCCACATTCTATCTCTCCTTTTACTTAATGATGGTTCTGTTCTGCGTAATTGAGGAAAGCCGTTAAACTCTTTTTCTACTTCTTGCATATACTCTCCACACTTAGGACACTCAGTTCCCACATTAACAACCTTGCCATCTATAACTTTCATAACGACTTTACTAAATTCTTTTTTTATTTCACATTTATTACATTGATATATTAACATAGTTTTTTGTTTTAAAATAAAGGAGAGTATAAAAACATTTAATAATTATTATGGCATTATGCCTACCCTCCTTTATATATGACTTATTCTTACATTCTTTTTCTTATCCTTTTCTAATATCTCCAGTTGGTTACTTAAATGGTCTATAGCTTTTTGTAAACATTCTTTTGGACTATTATGCTTTCTATCACTTCTTAAAATATATGTTAATGCAGTAGCACAATTATAATTTAATTCGTAGTCCTCTATTATATCAAATGCTTTATAGCCATAGACTTTTCCTGTATAATAATTTGGTGTTTTATCTTTCATCTTTTATGTTTTATATTTTTCTACTATTTGTCTTATTCCTTGATAGCAACTATTTAAACAAGAACCACAATTACTTGTAGTTTTATAGTTGGCATTATATATAGTATTATATAATTCTATCATTTTCTTTTTTACTGTTACGTTCTTAGCTACTCCTGTCTTTACATCTTCCCAAATTAAAAGACATTCTTCTATTAGTTCTTGTGGTATGTCATCAGGTCTTTCTACTTCTGTTGTCTTTCCCCAATACTTCTGAGGACACTCCATTACGGAAATTCTTGACTTGATTTTCATAAAACATTTACATACGGAGCAATTTCCTAATAACTTTTTATAATATACACAACTTCTACATATTTGCATACGTTCTTGATACACCTCATCTTTGACAAAGAAGTTACTCATCTAACAATTCTTTAAGTTGTTCTCTTACTTTGTCTATAGTCGTGAACAGACTGTTTCTACTTATGCCTGTTTTTTTCGCAAGTCCCGTTAGTGTATTACCCTCGTAATAATAGAGCTTAAAAACTGAAGCATCGTACCAATAAATTTCTTCAAGAGCTTGATCAATAAGTTCGAGCTTTTGCCATTGTTTATATTCTTCAGAATTAGGTATGTTGTATAGATTCTTTTCATTAGATGTTTCTCCAGTTTCTGTTATGTCGTAAGTTAATGTACTTGCTTGTGCATCTAAGTTAGTGTAGTATTTCTTATACTTATAATAGTAAGGACTTCTTACTGATGTAAAACTTCTTCTTAATACTACTGCACCATATCTTATTAATCCTTTCTGTCCATCTTTCTCGTATATGTTTTTAAGAACTGTAGGATTCATTTGCAAAAAATACATTAGACACTCTTGTACTGCTTCTTCTATTTCGTTTATATCGTGAGTAAAAGCAAAGGACATCTCTACAAATGTCTTTCTACAATCTGCTACTGCTTCATATACTTTATTCATTATTGTATTCTATTTCTCGCAAATCATTAACTAAAACTTCTAACGCATTATCTAACAAAACTTTGTAAGACCTTACTATTTCTAAATTGCCTTTACTTTGTATTCCTGCAAAATATCCATTAACCATTACAGAAGTATTAATAGGTATTATCATTAACCAATCGTTCCAGTTACCACCATTTACATCTTCTCCGTAACTGTTGTGATATTCTAAAACGCAATCTAAAACTTCCTTAAAGTTTTCAAACTTTGCTTTTGTAGATATGTCTTTTGCAAATGTTAGCATTAAATTTAAATAATCATTAACAACTATTTGGTGTGTGGTATTTGCAAATATAGGTTTGGTCATATTCAAATATAGAAAATTATTCATTCTATATTCTTTTCTTTTTTTATTTTATTAACAAGGTCTTTGTAATAACTTATCTTCTCTACATAATCTATACGCATCATTTTTACATTTACCTTAGACATAAACTCTAGTTCCTCAGCAGTTCCTAATCCGTACTTAGCATCTAAATACATTCCAAACTTATACTGCTCTCCTTGTTCAAACATATTACACTTAACACATTGTACTTGACAATTCTTTTCATCCCATCTTGTGTTGTGATGCCTACGAGATTGAAAGTGTCCATTCTGTAGTTTCTTGTAATGATCTATCTTACCACACGTAAAGCATTGAGCAACACCCACCATATCTGTAGCATCTCTTAGTCTGATGTATTTAGAAAACCAACTATCTAACTCTTTTTTTAATTTACTTATTGGTTTTTTTATCCCCATATTAATTTCTGTTCAAACTGAGGTTTAGGTTTAAAGTATAAGTATTTAGCTACTGTTGTTTTTCTACCAAATCTAGTAGTAAATTCTAAATCTGTTGTATGTATAGTATAACCTTGTTTCTTTAACTTATATATTATATCAGCTAGTCGTGTAGCACCATATAATTTTATAGCTTGTAAACTTGTTATATGTCCATAGTTTTTTAAATGCCATTTGATTGCATCTATAGAACTACTTATCTAATTTTCAGTTATAGTTATTGTTTTCATTTTGTTTTCTTTTTAAATTAAATTTTTTATTATTTCCTGCATAACATTTACAGTTATTGAATTGCCACATTGTTTATATCTTTGTGTATCACTAACTCCTTCTGTATGATTATCTGGAAAACCTTGCAACCTCTCACATTCTATTGGAGTTAATCTTCTAATTTTATCTTGTTTCAATATAGGAGGCATTCTTGATAGTTCAGTTTCTGAATTTTTAGATGCTGTCAAACATGGAGTTGTTTTGTCTTTTCTCTTTCTTAAACCCTCATCATTTCTATAATCTGCAACCCATTCTATTATTGTGTTATCAGTTGGACTTAAAGCTGCATTAGCCCTTAAACAATTTGCAATATTATCTTTTTCTAAATCTTTTGGATTCCATTGAAACCCATTACCTTTTTCCTCATGTTTGTTTTTATGATTTTTAAATCCTTCAATCATTTTATCACTTAAATAATACTTATCATTTACATTAATTTGTAATAAATCTTTTAATTTTAATTTTAATGGTATTTCTTTTGGAAATCTAAAATTATTATCAGCATCATCTCTTATGCCTACAATAAAAATTCTCTCTCTGTTTTGTGGAATACCAAAATCTTTTGTGTTTAATACTTTGTAATATATATGATAACCTAAATTATCAAAAGGCATTAAAGACATTTGAGTATTTGTAGTTAATGCAAGACAATCAATTATTGTCTGAAAAGTTTTACCACAATCATGTGAAAGTAATCCTTTTACATTTTCAGCAATAAAATATCTTGGCTTATGTTCTTTTAAATATCTTAATGCATCATAAAACAATGTTCCTCTTGTATCCTCAAAACCTCCTCTTTTTCCAGCCATAGAAAATGCTTGACAAGGAAATCCAAAAACTAAAAGATCAACATAAGATAAATTCTTCATGTCTAAATCAGTTATATCTTCATACATATTTTTACAGTTAAAATTTTTTAAATATGTTTGCCTAGCATATTTATCAATATCACAAGCAAACTCTATTTCGTGTGTAATACCAAGATTTAATAATGCTTGTTCTGGACTACCTATACCACTAAAAAAAGTTCCTACTTTCATTTTAAAAGTTTTTTAGGTTCTTGATAAAAAGGTACTTCTTGTGGATTTTTGTTTAAAGTATGTACTTGATAGTAAGCATCATTTACAGTTTTCTTGTGTGCAATAATCCAACGATAAAAAGTTCGTATATTTAAAAAAGGTTCAAAGTCGCAATATCTTACTCCTATTCTAAAAGAATCACATATTTGATTAAAACTCATACGTTTCATTCTATTCTCTTTTTGTAAGTCTTCTGCTAGTATCTTAGATAAAGATGCCATTGTTTTAGCATCTGCTCTGTGCCCTAACTCTACTGATGTCTTAGCTACTAAATCTAAGACTTTTGCAGTTAGTTCCTTAATGTTTTCTTCCTGTAGTGTTTTCATAATTTTATACTTCTAATTAAATTTTCTTCTTCTAATTTTTCAAAAAATAAATCTTCTACTATTTCATCTAATTCTCTACACTCACAATCCCATATAATATCGTGCATCATACCATTTGTGTACCATTTAGAAATAATATTTAAAATTTGTAATTCAGTTAAATTCAAATCTTCTATAATGTTTTCGTTAAAATCTAATTCATCCATTTTTGTAATCTTTTAGTTTATATTTAGTCATATCATTTTTTATATAGGTTCTTACTTGATAAGTATATTCCTCTGTTACTCTTTTAAATTTCTTACCAATTTCTAGCTTACCACTATACTTAAAATAATTATCCAAATCTATAGTATTTTTTTTATATAACTTTTCTAGGTATAGTTTCTCCTTATACTCATCTATCATAGTAAACTCTTTGCCTTTTGCCACTCATCTATCTGTGCATCTAATTTAGATGTACCTGCTTTCTTTGGTTTATCCCACTTAGCAGAATTTTTCGCCCAACGATCCAGTCGCAACTTAACATCAAAGGTAGCTTGTTTCTGATACCTCATCTTAGCATTTAACCTATCAGAACTTTTCTCTGTCCAGTAATTAATAAAGTCTAATTTCATTTCTTTAGGATAATCAAAAAGCATAACATCATTTAAAAATTTTTCCTTTATAGATATATTATTACTTGTAGTATTAATACTTGTATTATTATACTTCAGCTTTTCGTGTATAGGGTTATCCATCTTTTTCAGTATACCTATACATCTTTTCGTGATTTGGTTATCTACATTACGTTCTATCTTTACAGTTACAAATCCGTAATTTTTTAAATCAGAAATCCAAGAACTAATAGTATTTTTATTTACTTTATATAACTCTGCAAAGTATTTGTTAGAAGCAAAGCAGAATCCGTGCTTATTACTTAAAGCAGTTATTTCTCCGTATAATAGTTTAGCATTAGGTTTTAGATCAGCATACCTTACGTTTGCAGGTATTATTGCATAATAGTTTGGTGTTTCGTTCATAGTGTTATAATCTCTTCAGAATAATCATATTCTTTTAATGCTTTTTTTATTATTTCAGTATTATTGTCTATTTGTAAATAAGTTGTAGGTAGTTCATATTCTGCTTTACCACTTTTAATTTTAAGTTTTACATCAGGTTTAGTAGAAATTTTTATTCCTGCACCTATTAAAAATTTACAAAGTTCATGTCTATCATTAAAAACAAATTTAATACTTTCAGATTTATCAAAAGCTGCATACACTTTATTAAAAATATCTCTATATTTTTTAATAGATGAATAATTATGTTTATGCATTTTATAATAATACAATATAGAAGTCCTATCTTTTTTTATTACATCTGCAATAGTATCAGGATGTATTCCTATATTTTTTATTGCTATTACACTAGCTATCATTCTTGAATGAACTAACTCTTGCTTTCTAGTCTTGTAAGCTAAAGAACCTTGTTGCAACCCTACTGTATGAGTAGTAAGGTCGCAAATGGTTTCAAATTTTTCTCTATCTGTCATAATTAAAATGGTAAGTCATCAGATTCATCTTCAAACTTATCGTTAAAAGCCTTAGCTACCTTATCTACTTTCTTCTGTACATCAGTACCCATTACCCAATCCTTAATTATTTCAGCATTTTTTAGCATATCTTCAATAGTACATTGATTATCAAATTCAACTGCTGCTTTTATACTTGACTGTTTTACAATAAGTAATTGTCTATCATCATTAGAAGAATTAGATGGAGTATAGTTATTAGATTTATTAAAAGATTCAGGTGCAACTGCTCTAGCTTTATTATACTCATGTTGTCCTTGTTCTTCAATTTCATAAGTTAATTCCCAACCTATTTTTTGCTCTTTCTTTTTACCTATATTAATCTTATCTCCATTTTCCATTTCTAAATTATGGTAAAAAGTTGTACCATATTTTTGTGTTTGATGTGGTTTTATACTAACTACAGTTTTGATTTTACTCGTTTTCATATTTATTTATTTTATTATTAATAATTGATTATTGTTTTCTTTATATGCTTCTAACATATCGTCTGTAAGATTTAAAGAGTAAGTACCAGTACTATCTACTGTATCATCTGCACATCTTTGTCTTTCAGTTCCTATCATAACAACAGAGTTGCAACCTCTTTCTATATCTGCAAATTTAGAAGATAATTTTTCTAATACAGAGTGTGTACCTACTGTTGCTATCCAACCTTTATAATATACTAACTTAGCTTCTACCTTAGTATTATCATAGGTTAATAGTCTTTCTTGTCTTTCTAGTTCGTGTTGCTTTTGCATTTCAACTAATTGTTCTTTAGTTGGTAGTGTAGGTATATTCATTATATTTTATCTAATAAACCACCCAACATTAATAAACCTACTGATCCTATACTTACGATTATAAAAAATATTATATTTAATAATATATTTTTAAATCTTTTAGTTACTAATCTTAACTTACGTTTTTCTAATACCATTTGTTTTTGTTTTAAAATTTACACAAATATACAATTAATTAACTTGATAATTAACAAGGTAATTAAATAAGTTATTAACAATTAGAATGTTAATATATGTAAGGTGTTGATTATAAGGGCATTAAAAGGTTTAATGGAGTTTGTCCGTTATTAAGAATAACTGCACAACCTACAGCAGGTCGCTTTCCATATTTAGCATAAGCCATAGCATAGGACTTGTGATTAATACCACAACCTACCTGTGTACCAAATACTCTAAAATTCTTTCCAACATAATGTTCTGTGTAGCATTGAGTATGTAAATGTCCTTGAACAGTATTCATCATATCTGCTCTACACTTTGTCCTTGCAGTACCTCCCTCTCCGTGTATATACTGAACTTCATTAAGTTCGTATCTTTCTACAAAGTTCCAGTTAGGAACTTCTAATACTTCTTTATAAGACTTGATCCACTTACTAGGTATTGCACTTGTTTGTGCCTTTCTCATTATGATTCTATCGTGGTTTCCTATTATGACTGTTGCTTTAGGAAAAGCATCATACCACCTAGATATTCTCTTAATAGCTAATTCTAGCTCATCTAAGCCACCCATACCATCTGCTGAGGTCTCGTGATAGGAAGAGTAGTGATTGTCTATTATATCGCCTATAAACACTATCTCCGTGCAATTATAGGTATCGTATTGTTCTATACACCAATCAAGATAAGAATCCAAACAAAAAGGTTCGTGCAAGTCTCCTATTACTAATACATTACTTATTTCTTGCTCTCGCAGTTTTTGTAGGACTTTTATCTCGTGTGGTTTTAATCTGTATCTATTACTTTTTTCCACTATCTGCTAAACCTTGTGCGCCAGTTAAACCTACTAATGCCCAAAACATTTCGCTAACGTGAACCTCATCTACATCTAATGATCTTGCTATAAATGGTACAATGATTGCAGCTATTGTGTACCATACTTTTTTTGATTTTAACATTGTTAAGATTAAATAATTTTTCATTTTATTTTTTATTAATTGATAATTTAATATTCTCGCCACCTAATTTAAGTATTTCACTTATTAATAAATCCATAGCATCTTTTGAATTACTAACAAAGTCTTGTTCATTATGCGTTCCTACTAGAATACAACCTAACGTATCTTTAGCAGTATTACCTCTATGAAACAGTATATAACTTCTATCAGGTACTTCTTGTACTAAAAGATGCAAGTAATCTCTTGAAGCACTCTCTCTAGCTAAACGTAACCTTACATCATAATTACCCTCAGGTATGCAACTTATGTTACGTTCATTGTTTATATATGGATTCTCTAACGTATCACATACATATTCTTTGTTAAGATATAACCTACCTATAGTAGATTTATCAGTACATATCATACGAACAAGTTTAAGATTTACCTTGTCCTCTTGATTGTTTTTTAAAAGCATTTTGGGATTTGGAAGCATTTTTTGAGTGTACTCCTTTACGTTTAGTACGAGTTTTTTTAACTACTGTGTATATTTTATTTTTTGCCATTCTTCTTTTTTTGACTATACCACTTGTCTATAGTATAAGCTATTGATACCACTAGCAGAATAATCTTTAATGCTAATTCTATATTAGAAAATGTTGTTACACTTAGGACTGTTCCGTTTACTGCTGCAACCTCTAGTGTGTCCTGTACTGTTTTTTGTATTGGCATTTTTTAAATATGATTTTAATTTTGTCTTATTAACTTCTTTTACTTTATATCTTTTCTTCATTATGTTAGATCAGGAGTTAGAAAATCTCTTAGTGTTATCTTATCTCCTTGTCCTTTTGGTCTTTCTAAATTCATTCCTAGATATGAAAAACCATTACTGTCTGGAGATACATCTGCACCTGAGTTTGTATTGTACTCAGGAAAACGACTTATATTGTTTTTAATAAAGTCTATCATTCTCTCAATAAAATATTCTCCAGTATTTAAAATTTCTGATCTTAGGTGTTGTGATTCGGCAGTAGTAAGAGCTACTCCACTTTCAGAAGTCTTAGAATATATGTTTCCTGCTTCTATTTTAAATCTTAAAAAAGGTATAGCCATATATAGAGCCATATTAGGTAAGTAATCTCCTAT